CGTGTTGCGAGCACCGGAACTTGCCCGCATTGCCGTGGCGGTTGACCCATCCGGCAGCAAGACCGGCGACGCGATAGGAATTATCACATCTGGTATGGCTATGCAGAGCGACGAAAAACATTTGTATGTGCTTGCAGACAATACGCTTCACGGGACACCGGAGGAATGGGGCAGGGCCGTTGTCACAGCTTACTACCGTAATGAGGCTGACATTATTATTGCCGAGGCGAATTTCGGCGGCGACATGGTAGAGAGTACGATCAAGACCGTGGATGATACTGTACCCGTCAAACTGGTACACGCTAGTCGAGGGAAAGCTGTTCGCGCCGAACCTGTGAGCGTTCTATACGCACAGGGCCGGGGGCATCACATTGGGTCATTTCCTGCGCTAGAGGATGAGTTATGTCAGTGGGAGCCGGGCCAACGATCACCGAACCGGCTTGATGCGTTGGTGTGGGGCGGAACTGAATTGATATTGACACCAGAGCAAGTAGGGTTAAGGAAGGCGCATTCTACACTATACGGCAGCCGAGGGCGTGCCAATGAGAAAGAGAGAGGTAAACGCTATGGCGGCAGTCGTAGGTAACAGGTTACAGAGAATTGTCGGGCGCTTCACCGGCGGCAAGGTGCGCGTCAGTGAAATGATCGGGCGCTACGTCGTGGCAACGGCGCAGGCGACATTGTACAAATTCCGCAGCTACGCCAAGACGGTGGACGCCACTGTTCCAGATTACGAATTCTACGACAAACTCAGGCGCGGCAAGGCCACCGGCTACACGCTCGGCGGCCTTTTTTGCAGAGCTATCGAGAACAAGTTCTCGACTTGGGTGCTCGGCGGCGGCCTGACCGTTGCGCTCCGAGATGATGAGGCTTACAGCGAAGACGCGCTAGAGCACACAAATACCCGTTTGGCGGAATTCGTCGGCGGCCTGCTCGACGCCGGAATGGATGACGATACGGAACGCCCAGACTATGACGACGAATCCGGCGCGTTGGCGATGAACGCCTACCAGGATGCGCTGGGCCTGGGCGACCAGTACATCATCGTCAACACCGACGGTACGTTATCTGTCCCATCGCCTGACACGGTGACGGTAGAGCGAGACGAATTTGACTACCGGCAAGTGCTGGCGGTGGAAATCCAGACCAGAACGGCTGACTCGCTCACGGTCCTGGATCGTTACGAGCCGACGCGCCGCACGGTAACGGTCAAGAAAGGCGCACAGATTCAGAGTGAGGAAACGTTCCAAAACCTGATTGGGCGCATCCCTGTTGTCCACCTGGCGCACGGCCGCAGCGGAAATGAGACGAACGGCCATTCGATACACGAGGATTTGTTACCGCTTCTGAGCGAGTATGATGATGTGGCATACAAGCAACTCGACGGTGCGAAATTGCTTGGCAACCCTATCCCCGTGTTTGAGAATCTTGAGGACATCAACGCCACGATAGAGGCGAACGATCCCGCCGAGGCCGAGACCTACACCGACAGAGACGGCAATACCGCCACCCGCGCGCAAGTGAATCTCGACCAGAACAGTATCTTTTTCCTGGGCAAGGGTGGACGGGCAACGATGCTGGCCCCGCCGGTGGGCTTCACGGAAGACACGAGTAACGCGCTTAGAACCCTATTCCTGTTGCTGTTACGTAGCACAGGAATACCTGAATTCGTTTGGGGCGGTGAACTGACCAGTTCGCGCTCTACCGCTGAAATACAGTTACAACAGTGGGCAAAGGACATTGAGGCGCGCCAGGGCGACGCGGGCGGCTGGCTGGTCAAGCTGTGCGGTATCTGGTTGCAGATGCAAGCGCTTACAGACCCGCAGGTCGTGGTCGGCATACTCAAAGTTGAATGGCCCGACCTGATACCAGAGGATGAGGAAACCACCCTGAGGCGGCTAGACTTTGCACTCGACAATAGCCTGATACGGCGCGTCACCGCGCTGGAATTGTTACACATCGTAGATGACGCACAGGCAGAAGCAGACCTGGCCCAGGGCGAGGCAGATGAACGGCGTGAAGAAATGTTTCCCGATGAAGCTGGATTCCAGCTTGGGATAGGTGAGGACGGGGGCAGGGAGGACGGAGAGGAATAATGAAAACACCAGTTCGCATAAAACAAGAGGTGACGATGGAGTACATAGAACCGCAAACAGTGATAGAGATAAAATTATCACTCGCGGGGCTGCCATATTCTCAAGCGCGGGAGATTCTGTGTCAAATGAAATTGGTTGCAAGAAATGAGTGCTTACAGATTGAATTTCCACAGCCTTTTCGCCAAGTGGGGCCGTAGACCACAATGATACCACCAACTCATCAAGAGATTCAGAAGGAGGATGAAGAGGAGTAATGGCCGCCAGCTACCGTAGCCGCTTCCTCGGTATAATGCGCCAGAACGAGCGCGAGATGACGCGCTTGTTCTCGGCACTGGCCGCGTCTGTGGCGCGAGAGGTGACACGGCGCGCTGACAGGGATGGCATTGTACCAAAGTCGGCCACCTACGCGATACAAGCGGAGGCCGGCGCGCTGGTGATGCGCTTCTTTCTCGGACTCGACGCAAACGGCGACCGCGCCCCGTTCACCACCTTGCGTGACGGTTCGGTATTTCCACTCTCACCCTATTCCCGCGTGCTGTGGAATCAGATCGAGGCGGCGACGCGAAACTCGGTAGAACAACAGGCCAACACTCTGCGCCGCCAATTACGCAACGCACCCGACGTCATCGGCGCGCTACAGACGGCAAGGCTCAATCCATTTGCCGAGGCGCGCCGTCTGAGCGAGCAGGTCGTGTTTCGCCCGAATCCGCTGGCACAGTACGATCCCCCGCACTTATGGGTAGATCCGCGCGGTTACACCCTCTCTGATCGTATCTGGCGCACAGCAGGCAACACACGCCGCCGCTTGGATTTGTTTTTGGAGCAACGCATAGCGGCAGGTGATAGTGCGCTCGACATAGCGCGCGACGCCGAGACGTTCCTGCGCCCGAACCGGAAGCTAAAACGCACGTCTGCGCCTTATGGCCGCGACGCCAGTTACGACGCTATGAGACTGGCGCGCACCGAGATCACGCGAGCGGCGGCGCAGGCAAGCGAAACCTCGGCGGCGATGAATCCCTTTGTCCAGGGTATGTCGGTGGTGCTATCACCATCACATCCAAAATACGACATCTGTGACGTAGCGGCTGCGCACGGGGCGTGGCCGGTGGGAGAGATACCGGCACAGTATCAGATACCGCTGCACCCGCACTGTCTATGCTCGTATCGTAACGAGATGGTAGACAACCCAGGGGAAATCTTGAACGAATATCGAGAGGAAATACGCGGCACACGCCGTGCTTTAACGGCAATGATCGGGCCGTTGCAGGTGATGAGGTTCACGCATCTGTTGTTGAGTGGCCTTTCAGTGGTGGGAGGATAACAAATGGACAAATCCGCCGCCTTATTCCGCGCTTCAAGCGTCATCATCCTGGACTATCCGCTGGACGCCGCCCTAACATCCGCACTCTCAATCTGTGATGAGGCGGTCGTGGTCGTGGATACCAACAGCCGGGACCACACCGTGGAATTGGTGTACACGCTCCAAAAGGCGTTTGGGCCTGAGCGCGTCATCGTGGTAGAACAGGAGTGGGAGTTTGACCGCGCCTGGCAGGAAAAGTGTTGGAACTGGGCGGCGGCGGCCACGGATGCGGAATGGCTAATGTTTCACGACGCAGACGAGGCAATCCACGAGGATAGCGTGCCGGCTATCAAAGCAACGATGGCCCGCACAGACATAAACTTGATTCGCCTCCCGTTCATTCACCTCTACGCAACGCCCAGGTTCCGCGCTAACTTCTCGCTTCACCACAACACCAGACTTGGGCGCCGTTCCGCTGGCTACAGGATGCGCAACTGGTGCTCAGACCATCATCCCAAACGCGCTGCCTGTCAAATGGTCTTTGGTGGTGATGAGCGAAATGCGCATATTCCCAACCGTAAGAGGCTGGTGACGTTAGAGGCCTGCCCGGTGATGCACTATGGCTGGTGCCGGTCTGCACAAGCGCTTGCTATCAGCCAGCGCAAACAAAGCTCCTGGTACAAAGACGGCGCTGGAATTGAGGATGGGCGCATACCGACGCTCCCTCCGCACGACTTCCGGCTCACCAGTCAGATGAGCAGCG